GTCGGCTGGCAACGGGCAAATCAAATCGCCAACGGTGAAGGATTAAGCGAAGAAACGGTTCAGCGTACTTATTCCTTTTTAAGCCGCGCGGAAACGTATGACCAGGGTAAATACTTTGATGAAGATGGGTCGGAAATTTGCGGCTCAGTAATGTATGACGCATGGGGTGGTAGCGCGATGAGGGTTTGGGCTGAGGCGAAATACAAAGCAATCCAAAAGGACAAAGCAAAGAATATGGCAAAAGTAAGCATAGATATTTTAGGTGAAATTTCGGAATCGGTTAATTCTTACAACTCGGTAAGGGCAAAGATTAACCAGGCGAACGGGCAACCAATTAATTTAACAATATCCTCAGGCGGTGGCAGTGTCACCGAAGGAATGGGTATTGCTGATTTAGTTGCAAATTACCCCGAAGAAACCACGGCAACAGGAATCGGCTTGGTAGCAAGCATTGCAACGGTTGTACTGTTGGCGGCTGATAATGTTAAGATGACTGAAAACGCCTTCATGATGATTCACCGACCTTGGAGTTATACGATGGGTAACGCCGACGAACTTGAGGCAACGGCTGAATTATTGGACAAAATGGAGGCAAAGTTACTTGACATTTACACGGCTTCGGTTCTTAAACGCAGGGGATACCAAAACAACCTAAAAGAAATTATTACAAATATGATGGCAGCCGAGACTTGGCTGACCGCTCAGGAAGCATTGGAATTTGGCTTCATTGATGAAATTGTGAAAGTTGGCGAAAAAAACATTGATATGTTACCGTTGCAAAATAGCCTAAACAAGTTCTTGAATGTACCAGCCGCATTATTAACAAATACAAAAAAAGACGATGACATGGGTAATTCCATTTTAGAAAAAATCAAATCTTTGCTTAACAATATGGACGAAAAAGAAGAAGTCACAAATATTGTTGAGGAAGAAAAAGTAATTGAAGAAATGCCGAAAAACGATGAGGTGGAAGTTGCTATTTCCATGCTCAAAGAAAAAGGCTACTTTGTAATGTCACCTGAGGAAATGGATGCCATTCACACAAAGCAAAAAGAGGAAATGGAATCGATGTACAAAAAGACCGATGAACAAAAGAACTCTATCAATGAAATTGAGGCGGTCCTTGAAACATTGGGAAATGAATTGGTTGCACTCAGGGCGCAAGTAAAAAAAGGAGTTGGACTTCCTTCGGGCGGCTCAGCACATGAAAAAACTCAGGAAACAAAAGCGAAATCGAGTTACTTTGATTCTTTCGCTTCATTAGTTCAAAACAAAATCTCACAAAGATAATGGCAACAGCAAACGTTAATGGTTTTCTCGATTCAAATACATACGTCGGGCAAAACAGTTTAAACCGCACCAACCCGTATGCCAACGCGCAAGGGATAAACGCGGAGCAATTATACGGCATCGATACCTTTGAGGATCGCATTCCCGTTTCCTTCACTTATGGCACTTCCACGGCTGGCAATCGCTTAAGCGTTGCACCGTTGACGGGTGTAACAAGTGCAAGTGATTTTTACAAGGTTACCGTCGTAGACGAATCAGGTAACGAGGCATACGCCAACTGGCAGTCCTCAGCACCGACGGCAATCTTACAGATAGCAACCACGGCGTTGAATAAAGGCAACGATTGGAAGGTGTTATTTGCAACGGCAGCGGCTGGAGCAAAGACCGAGTTTTCATTTGTGATTGAAGATTCATTGGTTTTAACCAATACGTCTGCAACCATTTCTTACCCAAATCTTTAAAATTAAAACAAAATGGCATTAGTTGAAATAAGCCAATTAGATGTGTCCTTCAGAGGCACGGAGGCAAATAACATTTTTTTAGAACCAGTCTTTTTTGACGATGACCTTCGCGGACAATTCCGTGTACTTGGAAACGTTGCAAATAAAAAGAAAATGGTTTTCGTACAACAGTTGGAAAACATTGTACGTAAATACTCAGGCTGCGGATTTAATCCCGTTGGCTCGGTTGATATTTATCAGCGCACAATCGACGTTGAAAAAATGAAGGTTGATTTGGAAATGTGTTGGGACGAGTTCGAGGATACCGTTTTTGAAGAGTTGTTGAAAACAGGTACAAGGCTTCCAGATGTTTCGGGAACATTGATTGAAAATATTCTTTTGACCCGTACACAACAGGCGATAAGAAATGACATTACCCGTCTTTCTTACTTCGGCGACCAGTCTTCAAACAATCCTAACTTTGATTCATTAGACGGTTTTTGGACTGTTTATTATCCTCAGTTGGTTGCAAGTGACTTAGTTCCACGTTGTAACACGGGATCAGGCGCAGACCTTGGCGCGGGTGACGGCTTCGCAATCCTTCGCGCGGTGTATGACCAGGCTCCTTTGCAGTTGAAAGGTTTACCTGCGAACCAAAAGGTGTTTAATGTAACGCAAAGCGTTTATTCTCAGCTTCGTGAGGACATTGAAAACGGCGGTGGTGGTGACTACGGTTTACTTCAGTTAATTAACGGTGTTGAACAATTTACTTTCCGTGGAGTAACCGTTGTACCTCAATTCCGTTGGGACGATATCGCCACAGGACTTGGAACAGCTAAGCCGCATTATGTGGAATATACTACGCCTCAAAACAAGGTACTTGCAACCGACGTATTAAGCCCTGAAACGGCTTTGGAACTTTGGTATGACCAGAAGGACGAAAAGGTGTATATTAAGGCACGTTTCAAAATGGGCGTGAATTATATTCACCCATCATTAATCAGCTTAGGCTACTAATCAAAAACGAATGAGCGCAATAACAGGCGGTTGGCTTAATCAATGTACAGATGGCACTTGCGCTGGTGGTATTGGCAAATTTTACATTGCCAATGCCAATCAAGTGACAAGCATAACCAACAACGCATCGGGAGCAACCACGGCAATAACAATGGCTTCCACGGCTGCCGTTTTTTACGAGGTCGAATTCAGGGACAATTCAGGAGCATTCACGGAAACGGTGACGCAGGATCCAGATACTTTGTCGGTAGCCATTGAGCAAAGTTTAACGGGAGTTATAAATTGCCGCGATCAGGAATTAAGAAACCTTATTCAAGATATGGCAGGTCAGGCGTGCGGCTTGGTTTGCGTACACGTGGAAAACACGGGTAACTATTGGATTTGGGGCGTTGAAACTATTGGGGCAAAGAAAAGGGTGGCAAGGTTAACAAGTGCCGAAGGTTTATCGGGTGCATTGTTTACCGATTCAAATCAAGAAACGCTTACCATTACTTGCAGAACCACGAACAAAGCAAGGTACATTGTTAACGGCGAAACAGTGATGAACGCCTTAGATTAAATAAAGTATGATAGTAAGGGATAAAAGTAAGCAAATGCTTTACGTGGGTGCAGACCTTTCGGGCAAAGCTGGAATCATTCGAAAAACTATCGGCGAACTTTCACAAAACGAATTGAGGGCTTGGTACAAATCAAGCCCTCAGGACGTTGGGCAACATGTCATTTATACCCCTGAGAAAAAAAGCTATGAGCCAACAATTAAAGAAAATACAGGCAGTCCCGAACAGGAACAACAGGGTAAGTAAAAGGAATCAAAGCCCTTTACTTGCTTCCGTTACTTTAGACACCTCCAATACAATGCTTGTAAAGGAGGATATTTTTAATGAGCCGTCACGGGAGAGGCTTGATTTCACGGGGGCAAAGTGGGTAAGGTTCTTTACACAAAAGGATGACTTTTTAAAAAGCCTTATAGCCATTGTTAATAATTCGCCGACGTTAAGAAGGATAATAGAAGATAAAACAAACATGGTCGTCGGTGACGGCTTTATTCCCATGAAGGGTAAGGCAAATACATTGCTTACAACCACGATGAAGGGTGAGGTTATCACCGACGATTCTTTAAATGAAATTGAGGATGTTATTTCACAGGTTAATTTACATGGTCAAAATCTGCAGGAGGTTTTGGCTCAGCTTGCGTTTGACTATGATGCTTTTGGGAATAGCTTTTGCGAAATTGTTAAGGGCAAAGTAGGTTCAGAACCCTTTACTTATATTTATCATGTACCCGTGTATAATATTGGTATTAGAAAAGCGGAAGCGGATCAGATTATAAAATCTGTTGGCATTTATGATAATTGGGAGGAGGTGCCACTCACCACCGACGGCGTATTTTACGAAAGCGAAGGATTTAGAGAGGTACCAATGTACCCAGATTTTAAGAAATTTGAGGACGGAACACAAAGAAGCGTTATCCATGTTAAGCAATACGCGGCAGGCTATTTTTACTTCGGTTTACCTGAATGGATTGGCGCTAAAATGTGGGCTGAAATGGAATATAGGATTCAAAGGTTTAATACAAGCAAGTTTGAAAACGGCTTCATGCCTTCGGGCATCATGCAATTCTTCGGCTCAATTACGCCAGCTGAGGCAAAGAAACTTGTTGAAGGAATAGAAAGCAAGTTTACAGGCATGGCAAATAACCATAAGTTATTTGTACAGGTATTGAGGGACGAAAAATTAAAAGCTAATTGGATTCCGACCTCAAAGGAAAACGAGGGCGAATTTTTAAACTTGCAAAACTTGGCAGCCTCGGCGATCGTTGTGGCGAACAGATGGAGCAAGTCACTTGCAGGCTTCGCAACCGCGGGGCAACTTGGAAGTAATCAACAGATACGTCAGGAAATGGAATACTTGCAAAGTACGGTTATTAAACCACGCCAAAACTTGATGTTATCTAAAATTATAAATCCTTATTTAGCCGAAATTGGGCTTTATAACCCAGCCTTAAAAGACGTTCAATTCTCAATATCAAATACTTTACCCGTGTCTTTCATGGGTGACATTGCGGTTGAGGATAATTTGACGCAAGATGAAAAAAGGGAAATATTAGGTTATTCACCAATCGAAACAAATGAGCCAATTAATACAACCGTCTGAGGTTATCAGCGGCGGTGTTGCAAGACCAACGCCTGCGGACATACGCCTTGATAAGTCATTGATAAGCCCTCACATTCAAGACGCGGAATACCGTTGGATTATTCCCGCCGTTGGCTTAACGTTTTACGATGCCCTTGTTGCGGACAAAGGAAGCTCCACGGCGTTTACATCGACTTCTTATCAAGCGTTATGGAATGACCAGTTAAAATCATTTTGCGCCAACGCCGTTCTTTACGAGGCAGCGCCTTATATGGTGATGCAGCTTGGAACAAATGGACTTTATACCCTCGATAACGAATACGGGCAAAACGTGGGCGTTGAAGGCTTAAAATTTTATCAAGATACTTTGCTTCAAAGGTTGGAGGTAAAAAAGAAAAGGATTAAGGATTATTTATGCACTTGCGCAACCAATTTACTTGGATTCATTCCCAGCGCCGTTGGTTGTCCTGAGGCAACTTGCGACGAGGATGAAGAAATATTTGATATTTATAACACGATGGGAATAGTATTATGAGTGAAATAAAACCAAAGAAAGAAAGACGTTTTTTAAAAACATTGGGGCGCGTGGGTGAAATATTGGTGGAACAAGTATTGCTTAAACTGGGGAGTAGTATAATCAAGAAGATTGGAGGCAAAAAACCATTGCCTTCAATTCTTTTTTTATTCCTTTCGTTTACCCTTTTAGCCCAATTCCCAAACACAGGAAACAAACAACGCCTTGGTTTCCAGACGACTGGCGACGGGCTTGTTTGGCGTGGTGCATTGTCAGACACGGCTTCCATTCAACCGATAAACAATCAAAACGCATGGGTGATTCTTGATACCGTTAATTTAAAATTTTATTCATTTGATTTTACTTCAAACGTTTGGAACTTGGTTGGCGGTGGCGCGGCTGCTTTCACTCAGCCCGTGGATTCCTTGTTTTTCAACGTCAATGTTCCCACCAATAACGTGGACACGGCAAAGATGCGTTGGGATTCTGATTTAGGTACGGTGGTACTTGGATTAAATGACAATGTACCCAACGAACTTGGATTCAAAAACTTTTGGCTTGTTAAGAATCAAACAGGCTCAACAATTACAAAAGGAAGCCTTGTTTACGCCAATGGCACGGTGGGCGCAAGTGGGAGAATAACGGTTGCTAAATTTATCGCCAACGGCTCAATAGATGCAAAATATTTACTTGGAATAACGGCACATGATTTAAGCAACGGTGAAGATGGCTACGTTATTTCATTTGGCAAAATAAGGCAGGTTAATACTGATACCTTTGCGGCTGGTGCAATCCTTTACCCTTCGCCAACGGTGGCAGGTGTTTGGACAGACATTGAACCTATTGCGCCAAACATTGATATGCCAATCGGCTTTTGTATCAATAGCCATGTAAACAATGGAACAATAGCCATACGCGTGGCATCTGGTTATAAATTGTCAGAGCTTCATGACGTTTCAATAACGTCTCCTGTTGAAAATTCATCTTTGTATTATAAAGGTGGATTATGGAGAGACACAACGGCGGCGTTGCTGACAAGTGACACGGCTTCAATGCTGACAAATTACTTGCGCACGGGCACGGCGGCTTCAACGTATTTGCCATTGACAGGGGGAACATTGACAGGAGGGTTGACAGGGACAACAGCATTGTTTTCAGGCAACGTTGCAATAGGTTTTCCTTTTGCCTACAAGCCATTGGAAGTAATTTCTAATGCAAATGATTTTGTTTCAGTTGGCGTAAGAGAATTAGGACAATTTCAATATTCAGGCATCCATTTTGGATACAGACAACCTAATACCGATTATCGTTCAAGTGCTATTGTATTTCAAAGAAACGAAATATCTCCTTATTTTGATGCTACTGGAAAAATACATTTGTTAAATGTATCATACGCAAATGGAGGAAGAAGCGCAGATTTAAGAGACGCAAAATTAACTGTAAGTAATATTGGTGGTTATGTTGGCATAAATGATACAAGTCCTGAATACCAATTAGATGTCAATGGAACATTTAACGCAAGTGGAAATAGTTTAATAGGTGGTACACTTGGTGTTAGTGGAGCAACAAATATATCAAATACACTAAGCGCAACAACAGGAACGTTTACG